CCGCTAATTTTTGCACACCTACTAAAGCGTTTTTATCTGGCATACTACCGTCCCTAGCTTCATTAAGACCAGTTACATCTCTTATCATTTGTAAGTAATAATTGTAATTACCAATAAGAGCCTGCATTTTATTACCACCACTACCAGATGTTATTTCTTGAATAGGTACCTTACCAGGATTCATGTCGCCGTCTTGCGTGAATGATCTACCAATTACACTACCAGTTTGGAAGAACATATTTAACGCTTCTTGTGGATTATAATTAGTTCCGTTACCTAAATCAACTTCAGCTAAACCATCAGCATCTAAATAAACACCGTCTGGAACCATACGTGACATTACTTGTTGTAGCTTTAAATGTGTTAACTGTATCATGTCAGCAAAACCTGTAATACGTTTTACTAATGAATCAATTTTACCATCGTATATTCTAGGCGCTACTATAGCATAATTCATTTTTACTTTAGTAAAATCACTTTTAGGACGCATCATATTTTTCGCCATTTCCCATTTAAGCAATTTATCTGTACCAAGTATTATAGCACCATCGTATAGACACTCTATAGATCTAAGCATTCTACTGTAACCACCTTCCATATCTTGCGGCGGATTAAACGTGTCATCTTTAGGTATTATTTTATCAGCACCAGTTCCAGTTTCTTTTATTTTATAAACTTCATTCATATAGGTTTTATAATTAAAGTATAAAACTTGAATAGTGTTATTATCATGTTTTTCGTATTGACTTCTAGAGTTGTAGTTAGATCTATGATAATATTTGCTTTTCATTATATCTTCAAGATCACTTTCATTTAAGTGAGGAAACTCTTTGGCTAGTTCGTTTACTGGTATTGATTTAACTTCACCAACATAGTATATATCTTCAAAATAAGGTGAATCAGTATAAGAATATACTAAATTAGCTGGATCAACATACTTTATAGTTGCGCCTTCTGAAGTATTAAAATCTGTTTTTACAGCACCTATGCCTAAAACAGTTAAATCGTAATAAAATCTTTTCTTTATTAACTCATAGTTATTACCTTCAAATAAAACCTTTAACGCTTGCTCTTCAGCTAGTTCAACAGCTTGCTTGTAATTTAATTGCATATGAAGTTGTAGCTCTTCCTGTGACTCTGGTAAATCTTCTTTATTATTTTCATAAAGATTAACATTAAAGTTTTCCATCGCAGCATCATTAAAATCTTTGGTTTGCATATCTCTCATCAAAGACTCCATGTACTCTGTTCTTTTTTCAATACCAAAAGGATCTTGAGAATAAGCTTTTATATCATAAGTTCTTTCAGCAATACCGTTTACAACTATATCAACAAATTTAGGTATAATTGGAACAGGCTTCCAGTCTAAATTTAAATAGGACAAATCACCATTAATAGATAACTCATCCTTATATTTTTGTATTGATTGTTCACCTCTAGCGTATAACCTTAAATTATGAAAATCATTATGATTTGTTCTATATCTATTAGAACCTACGTTATGATTAAACCACTCTTGCTCAATTGCTTTAGCTACTTTTAAACCATAGTCATAGCTAATTTTTTCAGCATCGCTTACGGTTTGTTTTGGAAAATAACTTTGTATGCCAGACTCTGCCATATATTTATTTTATTATTTGTGAATTAATTCCAGTATTACTATACTTAGAAATGTTTATATTTAGTTTAGGTTTTTCAACCTTTGCATTTGGCGCGTATAAATGTCTATTGTTAGCCATTATAGCTAAACCACTACTTATTGTTGCGTCAAATTTTGTTCTTTTGTTTATATCAAATTTAGCCCAATCATTTAACAATTCATTAAAATAAAGATCTCCAAAACTACCATCTTGCCTTAACCCTACGTGATCTTGTATATACATTTCAATTGCTGCGGCATGTGCTTGTTTTATATCTTCGCTTGAGTTTGGTATACCACCTACCTCTTTTTCTGCTACAGATAATTTATTCCAAACTTTATCAGGACGATTCATACTAAAACCTCTATAACCTCTGCGTCTTAAATAATACAAAAGTCTAGGTTTGTTATTCTCCGCTAATAGTGGCATACCATAAAATACTAATGCCATTAACACATCTTCAAAGAATATTTCAGCTGTAGGTGGTCTTGATAAGTATTCTAAAAAAAAGCTATTCGCAGGAGCGTCCTCCATACTAAACCTGGTTAAGCCGTGTAATGCTCCTTTAGATCCTTGCCCATCTACGGTTCCCGATATATCATAACGCTCCCATGTGTTCATTACCGGGATATTTTATACCGTTTTTAAGTACTACTCTATTTTGTAGTTGTTGAGATGGAACCCAACTAACTTTAAACCTACCTTTTGGATCTGGGTAAAATATAACTTGTGAATCTTTTATACCATTAACCCACTGAAAGTTACCTTTTGTAATACCAATACTTGAAGACATTTCTTCATTGTAATCAATTTGCTCGTATATTTTTACTAGATTAAATATACTATTTTTAGTTTCATCTCTAAACGCGTGTTCTTCAGTTCTTGGAAACTGTCTGTAAAACTCATTTAAAGCATCTTGATCACCTTTTAAACCATCAGCTTCATTAT